TCATTCAGTGCATCTATTACCTTTTGTTTTACATCGTCTGCAATTACACTTGGTACTTCTAAATACAAACATTGCAACGCTTTCATACATTCTTGTTCTTTTGTCATTTCAATTTATTTTAGTTTTTTAATAATCCGCAAAAAACCGACACCATACCCGAATACCGTTAGGTGCAATGCTAAACGACATACACCAACTCAATTTGAAACTTACCGTTTTCTCGTTCAATAAATCTTTCAGCATCCTCTACTGTATCAAAGTAATCAGCAAGGTATGCTTCTTTACTCCATCCGTAGTCTTCACCACAATAATAAGTTTGAGCCTCAAAATCTTTTACTACGTATTTCTTTTCCATTTTAGTTTGAATTTGTGAGAAGCACTGCACCTAACAGCACATAGGCAATAGTTGCCAGAAGCATCTCGGTTAATAATTAAATTTATCGTAGGCAACCATCGCCTATCCGCAAAACGTTAGCGGCAAGCTCGAAAAGACACCAGCCCCGTGTTAATGTTTACTTCAATTCGCCGTGCTTGGCTCGCACATAAGTCCCCTTTTGGGAAGAATTCCATACCATTCGCCCTCTTTTTTTAGAATGTTTAGGAAAGTAATCATAAATCCCTTTTTCATAATTAAACTGTGTTCGTGGCGATTTGTCAGGGTTAAAAAATCTTCTAAACGATACATCTTTACTCATAATTTTGTTTTTAAAAGCCAGCCCCTAACAACAAGTATAATTTAGCGGGGCTATTTAACTAAACTATACTATTTTATTTCAAACTATATTTTAGCGAGGGATATGGTCTCTGTTCCAATCATCCCGCCAATCATATTGCCATCCGTTAGGCACAAGTTTAAGACGGAATTAAATCAAACTGTGCAAGTGCTTCAATTAGTGTTCCTTTTTTGATTGAGAAACTATGAAATGTAAGCATATATCTATCTGTTTCTTTAATAATAGTTTCTCCACCTATCATATTTGAAAAATTCTTATTTGGTATTAATGTAATTTTTTGAAATATGATTGAATTTTCATAATCATAAATATATGTCTTACATTTTTCGCCTGAGTTGTTTTCTGTTCTTCTTATTAATCTTTTCATTTTAGCGTTCCTTAGTCAAAAAGTCCTCCATTTTCAAACGCATACCTCTCATCTTGTGAAGATGTGAACTTGCCCTCCCGCCAAATTGTTCCTCCATTTCTTTCGCCACTATTTCAGGCGAAGCAAAGCGCATCTCTGGCTGTTTCATTATCTCGGTAATCCAGCCCTTGAATACATCGAGCGGAATCCTTATGTACTTCTCTTTAGGTAATTTACTCATATTTGTATCTCCTCAATTTTAGTTTTAGTGACTAATCTTCCGCCATTCGCTACAACATCTTTGTAATAATCTCGGGCTAAATCCTTATCAAATGATAGGCTTTCGTTTAGTAGCGTTCCGTTAATTTCAGTAAAATAAAGCGTTTCGTTTCCGTGTATTTTTTCAGTTTTCTCACTGCAAAAGGTTATTGTTTTTCTTGTTGTTTCCATTTTGGTTTAGTTTTAGTGTGAGCGACCTATTAAGCCGCTCACGGGGTTAGTTAAAAAGGCAAATCGTCCCCGGGCTCAGGTTGGCTACTATTTGTAGCCACCTCCTCCGCTTGTACCGTTGGAACAAACTCTTTAAGGTTGCCTAAATAGATTTTGTCCTCACCTTTTTTTGTCTGCTGCTGAATACTTGCACAATTGCCATACTTATCATTTTCATCATTAATCCAGATAGAAATATTAAGGTAAGTTTTGCCCGTTGTGGCTGATTTAAACAATTTCGATTTATCAATCTTCGAAACATCAATAGAACCTGTTAGTAGTTTGCTCATAATTTATTTTATTTGGTTAGTTAAAAATTCAATGTATTTACGGCACTTAATTACTTGCTGGTGTATTTGCTCAACAGCATCGTTATCTCGGCTAAAATCATACATTTTTAGCCTTAAACTAGGCTTTAAATCATCATAGCGATAACGTGCGCTCATTTCTTGCCTTACTTCCATTGTTACCTCGTTTAAATCAACGCCATTCATTCGGAGTTCCTTTTCAACCTCATTATCAATAATCCATTCGGGCGTATTCATTAAGGTATAAATTAGTTTAGCGTTATCTTTGCCAGTCAGTGCCATATAGCCTTGTAATTGCCACCAATAAGCCTTATCAGGCTTTTCTGCAAACAATGGAAAAGTAAAGCAATCCCATGAACTCTTATTATCAATAACGCAATCGGCAAGGATTAGGTCGGGCGTTCCAGCCATAAACTCATTCTCAAATCGTTCCTCGTTTTTAAAAACAAGCCCTAAGTTTAGTTGCTCGGCAATAAATCCAATTGCATCACACTCAACCTCGATCCCTTTATCGGTGTATTTCGAGGTAAATTCTTTAGAGCGGTTGTATAACTTTTCTTTAAGCCAATTCTCGCAGTATGTTTTTGCAGTTTGGCTCAACTCTCCAGCCTCTTTAGCGGCTTTCGTTTTTGGCTCAGTCATTATTAGACTGATTGCGCTTGGTCTTATTTTGAACATAATAGTTTTTCGTTTTCAGCGGTTAATGTAAAATGTTTCTTTATCTGTTCAATCGTTGTATTATTGAACTCTAGTGAAAGTTTAGCATCCGCCCAATCCTGCGAGTTAGGGAGTAGTTCGGGTTTTGCCTTAAATTTTTCGGCAATTTTATCGTAGTTCATTGTATTTTTTCGGTTTAAATCCTTTCCGAAAATCTTGCCAAACTTATCGGCTGCATCACTAAACGCTCTACTTTCAGCAATCGGCACGGCCAGCATAACAGCATTGTTCTTCATCTTGCTAAAATCATCTGAGGCTGCTCCGCTATCTAATTGAAAATTATGCGCTCCAGTTCCATCCTGCCAAATTACTTCATTTGTGGTTGGGTTTATAACGTGCAGACGAACCGTAACCACCGCGCTATTCAGTACCTGCTTAACCTCTTTAATTTCAACCCACCAACGCCCGAAAATACTTGTGAGCAACCACTCCTGGACCTCGATGGGGATATACTGATTCCCGTAAATTGGATGTTTCTTTACCCATGCAGTTTTAGGTTGGTTATTTAGTAAAATTTGTAAATAGGATTCTTTAATAGCCAACTCTTTATTGCTATAAAGCTCCTCAATTGTGGGGAGTTCTTTCGGTCTTACTGCTAATTCTTTACTCATAGTGTTTGTTTTAATCTATCAGTTTATATTTCAATAACTCGACCAGTTCATCATAGTCAAAATCTAATGTTCTCTCTGTACCATCTTTATCTGTGTGGGTAATTGATATTCCGAGGTCTATACCGGTAACCGCTTCAAACCATATATTCGTAAAATCGTCATATTTCTTTGCGAAGATTGGGTAAAGTTCAATGGCGCACTCTATCTGTTGCAATTCATCGCCAGTCTCAACGCTAATCGGTTCATCCAAAGATTTTCGTTCGAATTTACCAGCTATTGCATCAGCGATTTTATTTAAGTGTTCTTTGTTTAGTTTCATAATTTTAGTGTTTAGACTTCATTAAATCATACGCACTCCAATCCATAAAGGCAATGTAGGCTACTACGAGAATAATGCTGATTGTTAGTTCCATGATTAAAGTTTTTGTTTGTTCGGTAAAAATACAAATACTTTTTGAATTAACAACTATATTTACTAAATTAATTTATTAATAGTGTAATTTGTTCTAATATTCTCATCCCTTAACCTTTTATTTTCGATTGTGAGTTCTCGGTTAATCTCGATTAAGTCGTCGAAACTTGGTGCGGTTAATCGTCTTATATCCCTTAACTGCCTTTCACGTTGTGCATTCAGTTTGCCTTTTTTTATAACGGATCTGCCCGCCAAGTAAACTGCCAAAATCAACAGAAACACAATAAAAAAAATCAGTGATGTTTTCATAATTTAATTTTTTAAAAGTTAGTTAAAAATAGTTTAGCCCTTATGTAAGCATCTGTAAATGCCTTCTCCGGGATGGGGCTCTTAAGCCAAACGCTCGGCATACTGGCCGATAGTTTACCCTTAATTATCGTCACCCCATTTTTATGTTCCGTAATTTGCTGAAATCCATTCTCATCAATTCGCGCGAATACGGTCTCATCTTCAAAACATACGCAAGTAAAGAACGGCATCGGCAAATCCACCGTTTTAAATTCAGTTGTTTTAATCTGTATTTCCATGATTTATACTTTTTATTTAGCACTTGTAAGTTTGTGTAAACGTGTTAGTTATGAAAATCTGTCATACATACCCATTAGTTATAAACAAGTTTGCCAACAATCGCATTCTTGTCCATCAGGGTCACTTAAAGTTCTTGGTTCACATCTTCCAGTATTGCCACATTTAGGGCAAACCAGATTTATAACACGTTGTATAGTTAAATTTTTAACTGCCATTATCGTGTCATTTAGTAGGTCTTGGTAGCTTTCTGGCAGTACATCAATATTACTCCACCCAAAGTTTTCCTGTAATTCATCCATTACTTTTTTATAATCTTCATCTAATTTCATAATTCTGTGCTTTTAATCCGTTAAAAATCAAACCATACAACCATCCGTTACCAGCAATGTTAAAAACCGCAATTCGCAACGAAGTACAAAAAATAATCTTCATTACAACTTGATAATTCAATATAGCTTTTTTTCTCTTCCGGAAAAGTATGTATTGCTAAGTGGCTTTCACCAAGCAACCATAAACCAGTCCAACCAATAGGTTCAAAGTAATGCTCCTGAAAGTTGAGTATATCAAATCCACTCAATCCAAGTAATTCACTAAAAGTATTTTTTAATTTTGTTGGGTCAATCTCATTAACCCATCCGCTTTTATTCCATATATTGGCTTCCATATTTAAATAAATTATATTGTTGTTTTGTTATTTTGAAATCGCTTTTTTGTCTATAAATTGTTTGTTTTTGAAATGGTTTTAGTTTTCGTTTGGCAACTTCCATATTTTTTAAACCCACACATCCTCCCATATTCAACAGCATATCTGGGAATTGAATACAATCGTTATAATGTAATATAAAATTAGGCTCTTTTGTTTCAAACGCTTCTTTTATTGGATTAATAAGCCTTTGTAATATTATACCGTACTTTTTATTAAGTGTTTCAATTACACTAAATCCGATAGGCACATTATTGTAGTAGGTTGTTGTAATGTTTACTAAATCCAAATGTTTCAAAATCGTTTTATACAACTTTATTTGATGTTTTTCTCCTTTATTATTACTCCAATTTTCAACTATTGTTGCAATATCATTATTAATACCATTAACTACCTTTACTTTTGTATTGTTAATAATATTGCGATGTTTTCTAAAATCAGAACCATCTAATTTTATGAAATCATTAGTATCATAAATATACTCTTCTCCAAATGGATCCTTTACGCCTTTAATTTTGCAACTTCTAATACTTATTCCATTAATATATAATTCATTAATAATATATTTGTCTGCATTAATCGGATATGAATATAATATAAGAGAATATTTACCCATTATTGCACTTGGTTTTACAATATAACACCCATTGTCAATAATAGAGTAATACATGCCATCATTAATACATTGTATTTTGCTATTGAAAAATTCAACATAGTCTAATGAATTATGATGCTGTATTAAATAATTAATACAATAACTATCAATTGGTTTAAATTGTGTCAACATTTTTTAACGATTTAAAATGTTCTTTAATTTTTTTTGGATTACCCTTGTAAAATACAAGTATATTTTGATGTTGTTTTCCTATTTTTCTCGAACTACTCATGTATGAGCCTGCTCTCATATGCAAATTACCAATCGGAGTTTGTAATATAATTTCGTTGTAATAATGCAATCCCGCATCACACATTATTTGTATAATCTTTGGCACTAATCCAATATAGCACCCAGTTGTTTTATGCCTTACTTCGCCAATTACAATTACAGCAAATCTATTTTCTTTTAACTTTTTCACAGTCTTAATTAGTATTTGCTCAATAGTAGTGAAAAAATCATCATAACTCATATTAGATAAATCATTTTCTAAGTCGGAATATATTTCTAAGTCAGCGTATGGAGGGCAACTAAAAATAAAATCCATTGAATTATCTTCAATATGGTTATCAATGTTCAACGAATCATCGCAAATGTATTTTCCATTTAAGTTATGTGTATCAATTATTGGCTGATTAAATTCCACTTGCTCACTTCTTAATTCAATACCCGTAAATGGTCTATTTTTATATGCTGAGCAAAAGCCGAATACAGCATCACCAGCGAATGGGTCTAAAGTCTTAAATCCTTCATTTGTAAACCAACTCAAAATAATTTCACACATTACAGGGTCTAAAATACTTGTTGTATCGCCTTTTATCGCCATAAATTGCCAATTCTTTGTATGTGGTTCGTGTCCACATCTCGAAAGTGTGTTTTGCCTTGCCTGTGCCTTATCGTTAATTTTTAGCATCCATTTTTTTTTCTTATCCTGCCATGCTTTAGATGCTGAATTAAGTATTGAAAAAGGTGGTACAATAAACCAATCTTCTAACTTCATTTTATCAACAATTGGCTCTCCAAAAAGATTTAAAGAAACACTGCTGGTAACACGTGGTATAGTTAATTGGGGTTTTTGTTCGTTATTCATCATTTCTACTATTTATTAAGTTTCTATCAGTGGATAGGTTCGTGGGTTCTAATCCCCAACTAACCATACCACCATACGTTAGCGGTCATTGCTTCCGACACGCTTCAATTTCACGCTCCGAGAATCGCAACGAACCGCTAACATCGTGTATGCGTAATTGCTGCTCCAACCACATAACATAATCATCGCTATAATAAGTATAACCATGATTATCATTCACCCTGTAAATAGCTTTTTCGCCTTTACTTTCCTTGTGCTTTATAAATTCTTTTATGTATTCCATATTTTTAGTTTTAAATTACGCAACTACGCATACACTCAACGTTAGCAAACAGCTTAATACCGCTTACCGTGTTTGAACTCTCTTTTTGAATTGTATTCGAGTTTGTATTTGATATGTTTTTCAATATCAATTTGAAGTCCTCCGCATAAATCGAAAAGGCGAATAAGTGAATCTGCAATTTCATCTTGAAAAGTATCTTTAATAGTTTCCTGAAAAGATTGTTTAATATACAAATCCATGTCACCTTCATTAATGTCATCGGCAACCATGCAATTTTCAAACACTTCTAAATTGGCATATTTCGCTTTTCGGTCAGCTTCTAAAGCCTCTGCAAGTTCTGAAACTACAAGCATTAAAGTTTGCCCGATATTTTCTTTTGAAACATCGAAGCCACGAAGTTTATTTCCTTCGTAAATCTGTTTTGATAATTCGTTTAAGTTGTTCATATAAAATTGATTTTAAATTAATTACTAATAAAAGCCGATTTGCTAACACCGCATAAAACCAATAAAGGTTGTATCGGTAATTTCAGCATTGTAGCCCGTTCAAACTGTTGTTTATATTGATAGTTCATCTCTCGCATTCCTTTACTGGTCTTATGCAAAACGTTAGCATTAATTTACCTACACTATTGGCAGCATTTTTCTCCATTTTTCTACCCGCTCATTTTGCGCTTTTAATTCGGCTACAATCGAGTTGCTGGAGGGCATCCCCTGTGTCAATGTTCAATGTTTCCTCAATTGGTTCGCCTTCAAACTTTCTGTAAATCTCTTTAGCGACAAGTTGTAGATGTTCGTTTGTTAGTAGCATTTTTTTTGTTTTTGGTTAAACAAATTTAGTTTTAATCGTAATCACGTTTCCTGTTGCAGAACCACGAGGTGCATCATTGGTAAGCATATATTTCACGTTCATTTTATCAAGAATTTCACAGGTTGCGCTGGTATGGTCTTGATTGCTTGTAAAACGTCCACTTCCCGAAGTGTAGCAAGGTCTAATAGTTTTCGCTCCGTTAATGATTTCGTTTACAAATTGGTAAGCCTTAGTTCCTTTGTTTAGGTTTAGTTTGGCTAGTCTGTTTTGTGCTGTTGTCGCTTTCATCGTAGTAGTGTATTAGTGTTTGTTTGTTGATGTAAAGATACTACTATTTTATTAAGCACCAAACTATTTTGCTAATTATTTATACTAATAGTGTTATTTATATTGATTCTAAACAAAAAAGCCCTTCAACCGAGCGGCTAAAGGGCTTTTAATCCTGAAAACTAAAACAAACACAGGTGCAATGTACCTATTTTAATTTGAAAACCAATAAAATAATATTAAATCCTAGCAAAATTACACCCAGCCATGCCAACACCTTTACCCATTTAGGAATAAACTTAACCCTTTCAACTGAATGCTTTACTACCTCTTTAATTTTTACAACCTCTTTGATTTTATACTTAA